AGTAAGCGTCGGCATGGTTCCAGCGATCAGATGTCACCGACAGAATATGAAAACCAGTATTATCAACGGCTCGGAAGTGTCTAGATTATCCGTGGCGATTCACCCCGGCCCGACTTTGGAACTGAGCTGCATGTTGGGCAGTACTGCAAATTCCACAAGAAAGGGGCTGGCTGGTACGCACAAGTGAATGAGCAAAACTATGGTATCGAGTGGTATCCGATAACCGTAACCCACTGGATGCCGCTACCAGCAGCACCCCAGCAGGAGAAAGAATAATGCACACCGTAGAACTATCTAACGCAGCACTGGTATTCACTGATGCTGCTACCGGGCAAGGATATATTCGCGTTCTAAGCGAGTGGGAGGCCAAACTGGTATCTGCTCAACTTACGGCTCTGGATGATGGCGAAATGAAAGCTATCCCGGTTCATCCGGTAGAAATTCGCAAGATGAAGCCTTGCGGTAAGTGATGCCTGAATCAGCACGGGAGGTTTAATTGCAAATCGACCTGGTGAAACACCCGGGCGGCGTATTTTCTCCAGCATCAGACAGTGACCTCGAACGACTCCAGCGATTCAAAAACGGCGAGACGTACACAGCCGAAATCAAGTTGACCCGTAATCCCTCTTTCCACCGCAAGGTGTTTGCCTTCTTCCAGTACTGCTTTGCTAACTGGGCCGCCGACCGTTCCGGCCTTGAGCATATGGACGAGCACAGCCAGTTTGACCGGTTCCGCAAGGATCTGACCATTCTGGCTGGCTTCTATGAGCAAACAGTGAGGCTTAACGGGGAACTCAGGACGGAGGCGCAAAGCCTCGCATTTTCGAACATGGACCAGGAGCAGTTCGAGCGATGTTACAGCGCATTGATCAACGCCGCCATTAAGCACGTATTCGCCGGGACTACCGACCCGGCAATCCTCAACCGGCTTCAGTCATTTTTCTGAGGTAAAAGTGAACCGACGAAGAAGCATTACTCAGATCGCGATGGATAATATGATTTTCCGCGTCACCCACCGCAAGAAGCGCAAGCCTGAACCAACCCCATCACAAATCCCATCGTTCGCATACTCAGCCCATCTACAGGACATTAAGTGGATGCGAGAGCGTGCCAGGAGGAGATATGTCGAAACCAAAAACGCGCAATAACCCCTACAGCGAAGAAGAGAAGCAATACATCAGACGCGTTGCAGGCAAAGTCCCGGCGACGGTGATAGCCGAAACGCTCAATCGCAGCCATTCAGGCATTAAGCAATGGGCGAGTGCGAATGGCATACGCCTTCGCGTCCCGTACGCAATCATGATGAAACACTGGAGGGATTATGCCCGGAGTTATGAGACGGCGGTGTAAAAACGAAGAGTGCCGCGAGTGGTTCCACCCAAAGTTTTCAAACGTGTGGTGGTGTTCTCCGGAATGCGGAACAAAGCTGGCACTGGAAAAACGAAGCAGAGAGCGAGAGAAAGAGGAAAAGGCGGCCGACAAAAAACGACGACGAGAAGAGCAGCAACAGAAAGACAAACTCAAAGTAAGACGCCTCGCATTAAAGCCCCGAAGTTACTGGATCAAGCAAGCCCAGCAAGCAGTAAACGCCTACATCAGAGAAAGAGACCGCGATATGCCATGCATTTCGTGCGGCACCTTCACGTCAGCTCAGTTCGACGCTGGCCATTACCGAACTACGGCCGCCGCACCGCAACTGCGGTTTGATGAGCGCAATATTGCTCGCCAATGTGTCGTTTGTAACCAGCACAAGAGCGGAAACCTCGTTCCGTATCGTGCCGAGCTAATCAGGCGGATAGGTATCGAGCAGGTTGAGGACATCGAAAACAACCACGACCGCCATCGCTGGACTATCGATGAGTGCAAGTCAATCAAGGACGAGTTTCAGCAGAAGCTGAAAGACCTGCGTAACAACCGGGAGGAAGCAGCATGATTATCGTTCAGACAGTTCCTCGCCTACTTCAGGCCTGCAACGGCAACCTGACTGAGGTAGCCCGCAAGCTTTCATGCCACCGCGACACCGTAAGGAAGTACACCGGAGACATCAACGCGCAGCGTCACGCGGTTATTAACGGCGTGTTGATGACCAGTGCCCGCCCGAATGAGGAGGCTTCATCGTGACCACTGTAACCAGTATTGCGTCAGCACAGCAGCGCCACAAAGACCGGGAGATGCTCCGGACTATAGATGCCGCCCTCGAATCCAATGACGATGCCCGTAAACGCCTGGAAGAGCTGAGACGCGAAATCGTCAACCGGCTTGAGCTCAATAAATCGGGAGGTGACTTGTGAGCACCCCACTGGCTTATCAAGTCGGCTACGTCGCCTTAATTGCCATCGCATTCATTCGTGACTGGCAGCACAGCAGGAGCATCCAATGACACGCGACCAAATCAACCGCTACGAGCGGGAATGTGTTAACCGGGCAGGCGTATTCCTCAACCGGCGCAACCGGGGAGACGATGCAGCAATGAAAGTTTTAGCGTTCATTGAATATGCAAATGAAAAGCAGCGCGAACGCAGAAAAGCGCGGCAGAAAGAAGGGGAAATGGTATGCGATTAACGGCTGTCTTTTCGATGGTCAACTTCGTTGATGACGCTCATTTCCGGCGTGTTTGGAAGCACCCAAAACGCACTATTACCAAGAATCAGAAGGCATGGGTACATTACATGCTGACGGTATGGGGGAGGGTTAACCGTGGTGACGACTCACCACCTGGCGCAGTCAATGTTATTGGACGTCTGATGATCCGCAGCCAGTGGAGTGAAGACAAGGGACGGCAAATCGAAGATGTTGTCCAGTGGCTTTACAGTGAAGAGGGTGGGGCATACAGGGGTGAAGCGTTATACAAGAAAGCGCGTGAAATCGTGATACCTCAATCATCATTAAGCAACGTCATTGCTCTCGCCAAAGAATCAGATGACGCTGCTTTTGTTGAGCGGGTGATGGTTAAAACATTTCACCGCGAAAGCCCGGTGCGCGATGTAGCCATTAAGCGATATTGCGAGCGCAATTGCACGCAACACATTGCCAGAGCGATCAGCACCGCAACCGGCGCAGATATTCAGCAGTGCAGACGCAGGGTAACATGGTGCGAATCGGTGCTGGATGCAGAAATGTTCTATGCTCTGAAGCGTGAATTAGAGAAAGAGATTCCTCTGATTGCTGCCTGAGTAAAAAATATTTCTACAAAATATTGCTTTTGCGAAACGGGAGTAGTAGATTCATTCTATGCTCGGAGCAAAAGCGAACTGAGCAGCCAAATAAACAAGCCCTGCGGTCTCCGTGGGGCTTTTTCGTTTCCGGGAATAGTATTCTCATGAGTAGGCTTATTCACGGGCGCGAGCATTAACGCTTAAAATAAGTACCCGTCAGGTACAGCCTGATCACCTGCCGTCAGCTCCACGAAACGGAGCCCATAACAGGTAAGAGCATTGAGAACCGCCGAGACTGCCTGAAAGGAAGGTAAGTCCGCGCAAACGTCATGCAGTGCTCTTTCCGTTGTGGTGAATTAAGCGAATGCCGGAAGCAGAACCGGATCACCAAATGCGTACAGGCGTCATCGCCGCCCAGCAACACCACACATTCTCATCATTAACTGAGCCGAATAACCCCTACATTCGGCTCATCACGACATTTCTGAAAGCGCTCTGCCTTAAATACCAACCAGTCGAATCCCCTCATCTTCCTTGCGTGGTTAACGGGGTAGAGCGCTGCCACAAATAAAAAACCCAGCGCTATGGCTGGGCTTCGTGAATGAGCGGCATAAGTTGTTGGCGCAACTCCTGCCTGATCTGCTCATGTTTCCGGTCACGAACAAATCAAAGAATCACGTATTCAACGTATCTCGGATTTGTTCAGTGGACTATCTCTTCAAATCTTAAATTGAACAAATCCTCCTTAACCGGAGGTAGGTATGAAAAACATGGCAGATAAAGCGACCACTGCCGCAGCTTACACCACGTCTACAGCAACATTTCTTGCCGGGAGCATGTCATTGAATGAATGGCTAGCACTTGGTGGTTTCGTGCTGGCGGTGATCACCTTTGCCATCAACCTACATTACCAGCGCAAGCGTGACCGCCGTGAAGAAAACGCCTGGAAGTTGCAGTATGGAGAACGGCGAAATGAGTCAAATAATCCCCCTGCTTAACTTTGAAGAAGGTTACAAAGAGAAGCCCTACATCGACACCGAAGGCTATCCAACGGTCGCCTGCGGTATAAAGATTGGCCCAAATGGCGCAGCGCTGAGTAACTACACCTTCATCGTGCCTCGTAATGTAGGCGACGTCTGGTTGGAAAGTTTTGTTAATACCACCATTGTGAAGATGAATACTAACCCGGCGATTGTCTCTGCATTAAAAGCATCTAACGGCCCGCGCCGCGACATTCTTATCAGCATGGCGTATCAGATGGGCGTAAACGGCCTGGCTGGATTTAAGAACACGCTGGCGATGATTGCTGATGGCAATTTCTCCGGCGCGGCCAACGGCATGCTCTCCAGTTTATGGGCTAAGCAAACTCCCAACCGTGCAAAGCGTCACGCAGAAGTAATGCGCACCGGTGACATGAAAGCCTACGAAGGATTACTCAAATGAAAATCCGACTCGTAGACGACTGGCGTCACTGGTGGCGATGGAACTCCACGAAAGTGATCGTCGCTTTAGGTGCGCTGCCAACAATCTGGTTTGAGCTGCCTCCGGAGTGGAAGGCTGAAATACCGTCAAGCTGGATGCGGGCAGGCGCGATTATCCTGATGATCATCGGCGTTCTGTCCAGAATGACATTGCAAAAGCCGCCGGAGAAGAAAGATGGGAACGATTGAGCTAATCCTCTCTGGCCTGCTGGCGTTCGCACTTGCTGTGCTGGGTGCTTTTGGTATAGGTCGCAGTGGTGGCAAACGAGATGCAGAGCAGAAAGCTGAAGCTAAGCGTATCGACGAATACATTCAGGCAACCAAAGCAGTCACTGAAAAGCGCATTGAAGCATCGAAAGGAGCCGCAGATGTTCAGCAGAGTGTTAACCATATGCCTGATGACGATGTTGATCGCGAGTTGCGCGAAAACTGGACCCGTAAAACCTGAGGCCATTGATACCGCCTGTGACTGGGTTAAGCCCATTTACGCGACGGATAATGACTGGACCGTGCTGGATAAGCAGACGAAGAAGGACATTCTGGCGCACAACAAGGCATGGGTTAAAAACTGCGGGCTTAAGCCATGAAGAAGCGAGAGCGTCAAATAACCGCACTCTACGGCTTCTCGCTTATCCGTGACGACATTCTGAAGAAAGACTACCCACCAAAGCTAACCGCGACGCAATCAGTAATAGCATTCCTGCATTACACGGTAGACCTGATAGCGATGTTCATTCTTGTAGGTTGCGCAGCAGGCCTGTTCATCTGGTCATCTCAATACCTGTAGAGAGCAAAATGGCAAAAACCAAATGGCCGAGATTGCCACGCTTCTTCGTACCTCTTTTTCACAGCGCCAATGTCTATCTGTGCCGCAGCAAAGATGAGTGGGAGCAGGCATGTATTCATCTCGGAGTGGATAGTGGCGGAAATGAGATGTTGGCAGGTGCTACGCAGTCTTACTGCAACACTGAAACCGGAGAGAATCTTTACCTGATTGGTGTGTTTAATGGCGAAGCGGCAACACTTGTTCATGAGTGTGCGCATGTAGCGTTCTATGTCTGCCGTGATGTCGGTGTAACCACCAACCCAAACGACCCCAATGAAACCTACTGCTATATGCTGGACCGAATGTTCAGCCACTTCTTCCCCTTTGTACTGGAGAATGACAATGGCCTTAAAACGCAATGAGCTCCCTCGTTACCAGGGCAAAGACGCTCAGGTTCTCGCGCTGAAAATTAAAGAAGTTCGCCAGGCTGTAGACGGGACTGGTGTCATCATCCCGGAAGATAAGTTTTACCCTGAGTTCGAAGTCTCGCATGAGTACATGAGCATCAACCAACCTAAGAAGGGCGGTTACTACGTTGAGTCTATCGACGGCCAGCCGTTTTATCTCGAAGCCAAAGACTTCGACAAACAATACTCACTGATGAAGTGATCCGGAGACGCACTCAATGATTACCCAAAACTGGCCGCTGTATACAGACGCCAATGGCAACTATGTATTCGCTCTGCCGATCACTGATATCAAACAAACTATCGATGGGTATGCGTACGCCAGCTTCGGCGCAGCGCAGAAAGACCAGTACCTGTCGGCTCAGTTTATGAATATTTTCCGTCCGGTGGTCGGCGGGTATCTGTTCTTCAGTCAATCTGGAGAGCTTCTCTACCAGGCTAAAACAGCATTCGAAGCCCAGTACACGCAGCAGGTTGTTGGTCTTCAGATTGGCACCACATCCACAACCGCCATGGCCGGGAACAAAGTACCGACCGCCACTCAACGCGGAGGTGTACTTCAGCAGGCAGCAGAAGCAAACCTTGCAGCACAGACAGTAACGGACATCGCCACTGCACAGACGGCGGTAAACAACATCGTCACCAAGCTGAACTCGCTACTAACCAAACTCAAGGCCGGCGGCGAACTGGCGTAGCCATTACAAAGCTCATCTACGGGTGGGCTTGATAATGTTTAACGAGGAATGAGATATGGCAGCACCAAAGGGTAACCGATTCTGGGAGGCCCGCAGCAGTCATGGGCGCAACCCGAAGTTCGAGTCGCCCGAGGCGCTGTGGCAAGCCTGCTGCGAATATTTTGAATGGGCAGATGACAATCCGCTTTGGGAGGGGAAAGTGTTCTCCTATCAGGGTGAAATCATCAAAGCGACATTGCCAAAAATGCGGGCTATGACAATTAGCGGGCTTTGCATTTTCCTTGATATTACCAGGCAAACGTGGGGAACCTTCCGGGCTATGGAAGGCTTTTCTGACATCACCACACGAGCAGAGGAAATCATCTACGACCAGAAATTCTCTGGCGCAGCTGCTGACCTGCTGAACGCCAACATCATTGCCCGTGATTTGGGCCTCAAAGAGCAGTCGCAAGTTGAAGACGTGACACCTGATAAGGGAGATCGCGATAAGCGCCGCTCTCGAATTCAGGAGTTACTCAACCGTGGAAAACGAAGCGATTCTTGATGAGCTAACGGAAGACGAGCAGATCGAATTGCTTGAGCTTCTTGAGGAAGAGGAACGGTACCGGGAAACGCACCTGCTGTATGAGTTCACGCCTTACGGTAAACAGCGCGATTTCATTGATGCTGGATCTGAATATCCTGAGCGTTGCTTTATGGCCGGTAACCAGTTGGGCAAATCCTACACTGGCGGCGCAGAGGTGGCGTTTCATCTCACTGGACGCTACCCCGGAACGAAAGGTTATCCTGATGATGGCGCATACGGCGAAACGTGGGGCGGAAAACGCTTCTATGAGCCAGTTGTGTTCTGGGTGGGTGGCGAGACTAACGAAACCGTAACTAAGACGACACAGCGTATCCTGTGTGGCCGTATCGAAGAGAATGATGAGCCTGGATACGGGGCAATCCCGAAAGAGGACATCATCAGCTGGAAGAAATCTCCATTCTTCCCGAACCTTGTCGATCACCTATTGGTTAAGCATCACAATGCTGATGGCGTAGAAGACGGCATATCCATCTGCTACTTCAAGCCTTATTCGCAAGGTCGTGCTCGCTGGCAGGGCGACACGATCCACGGAGTCTGGTTCGATGAGGAGCCGCCATACAGCATCTACGGTGAAGGCCTGACCCGTACCAACAAATACGGGCAGTTCTCAATGCTGACGTTTACCCCGCTGATGGGTATGTCAGATGTCGTAACCAAATTCATAAAGAACCCCAGCAAAGCGCAGAAGGTTGTCACCATGACAATCTACGACGCCGACCACTACACGGATGAGCAGAAAGAGCAGATCGTAGCGTCTTACCCTGAGCATGAGCGAGAGGCCCGCGCCCGTGGTATACCGACAATGGGTAGCGGTCGTATCTTTCAAATACCGGAAGAGACAATTAAGTGCCAGCCGTTTGAATGTCCGGATCACTTTTATGTCATTGATGGTCAAGACTTCGGGTGGAACCACCCACAGGCTCATATCCAGTTGTGGTGGGATAAGGATGCCGACATATTTTATTTAGCGAGAGTATGGAAGAAATCAGAAAATACCGCAGTTCAGGCGTGGGGTGCTGTTAAGCCATGGGCTAACAAAATCCCTGTGGCATGGCCGCATGACGGTCATCAGCACGAAAAAGGCGGCGGAGAGCAACTAAAAACCCAATATGCCGACGCTGGATTTCTCATGTTGCCTGAGCATGCAACCTTTCCAGACGGGGGAAACTCTGTTGAGTCAGGAATTAGCGAACTACGCGACCTGATGCTTGAAGGAAGATTCAGAGTATTCAATACATGCGAACCTTTCTTTGAGGAGTTCAGGCTGTATCACAGAGATGAGAATGGGAAGATCGTCAAGACAAATGATGATGTACTTGATGCCACCCGCTACGGCTATATGATGCGCCGCTTCGCCAAAATGATGCGCGATATCAAAACCCCCAAAGAGAAGAAATTACCACCGCCGATTAAACCTGTCGCACGGAGACGATAATGGCAGACGAAAACAGACTCGACTCCATCCTCAGAAAGTTCGATGCGGATTGGTCAGCGAGCGATGAGGCCAGAACCGAGGCGACCAATGACCTGTTCTTCAGCCGGGTTAGCCAGTGGGATGACTGGTTATCAGATTATACAACCCTGCAATACCGCGGGCAGTTCGATGTTGTCCGGCCTGTAGTCCGTAAGCTTGTCGCAGAGATGCGGCGCAACCCTATTGATGTTTTATACCGCCCGAAAGATGGAGCTAAGCCTGATGCGGCTGACGTTCTGATGGGGATGTATCGCACAGACATGCGGCACAACTCAGCGAAGATAGCCGTTAACGTCGGCGTTCGCGAGCAGATTGAGGCTGGCGTTGGGGCATGGCGACTAGTCACGCAGTACGAAGACAACAACCCGACCAGCAACAACCAGGTAATCCGGCGCGTACCGATTCATGAAGCTTGCTCCCATGTCATATGGGACTGCAACAGCAAGCAGATGGACAAGAGCGACGCTAAGCACTGCACAATCATTACGCCTCTCAGCAAGAATGGATGGAAGGAGTTTGCGGAGGAATACGGCCTGGATGCTGCTGACATTCCATCATTCCAGAGTCCTGATAGCGGTCTCATTTTCCCGTGGATGTCTGCCGGGGTTATTTACGTTGGCGAGCACTACGAGGTTGAAGAGAAGAAAGAGAAGGTATTCATCTATCTCGACCCGCTAACAGGTGAGCCGGTCAGCTACTTTCAGAAGGATATCGCTGACGTAATTGATGAACTGGCTGAGAAAGGCTTTGTGAAGGTATCCGAGCGTAAGGTTAAGCGCCGCCGGGTATATAAGTCGATCATTACCCTGACAGAAATTCTCAAAGACCGTGAGCAGATTGCTGGCGAACATATCCCGATTGTGCCGGTGTTTGGTGAATGGTCATTTGCTGGCGACAAAGAGGTGTATGAGGGCGTTGTCAGGCTTACTAAAGACGGTCAGCGGCTGCGTAATATGATTATGTCATTCAACGCTGACATCGTTGCCCGCAACCCGCGCAAAAAGCCTGTGTTCTTCCCTGAGCAGATTGCAGGCTATGAGCACATGTACTCAGACAGTGATGATTACCCCTACTACCTGCAAAACCAGAAGGATGAGAACGGCGCCGACTTCCCAATAGGGCCAATTGCCTACATGGAAAACCCGGAGGTGCCGCAGGCCAACGCATACATGCTTGAAGCGGCAACTAATGCCGTCAAAGAGGTTGCAACGCTTGGTGTTGATGCTCAGGCCGCAAACGGGCAGATAGCTTTCGACACGGTTAACCAGCTGAATATGCGGGCAGACCTTGAGACATATGTGTTTCAGGATAACCTCGCCACCGCTATGCGTCGTGATGGGGAGATATACGCATCCATGGTTAACGATGTGTATGACGTGCCGCGGCAGGTGACAATCACCCTTGAGGACGGAAGCGAGAAAGACGTTCAGCTTTATTCTGAGATGATCGACCTTTCTACCGGGCAGCATGTGGTAACCAACGATATTCGAGGCAGATACGAGTGTTACACAGACACCGGCCCGTCATTCCAGTCGATGAAAGAGCAGAACCGCGCGGAGATTCAGGAGTTGCTCGCTAAAGTGCCGCCTGGCACGCCAGAATGGCAGATGTTGCTGCTTCAGTACTTCACGCTGCTTGACGGTAAGGGTGTCGAGATGATGCGCGAGTACGCCAACAAGCAACTCGTCATGATGGGCCTGAAGAAACCTGAAACACCTGAAGAGGTTCAGATGGTGCAGCAGGCGCAGAATCAGCCACAACAAGCTAGCCCGGAAGCTATCCAGGCGCAGGGTATGTTGCTGACTGGTCAGGCAGATTTGCTTAATGCGCAGTCTAAACAGGCGCAGATTCAGGTTGAAGCCGCCAAAGTAGAGGCTCAGAACCAGCTTAACGCGGCGAAAATTGCTGAAATCTTCAACAATATGGATCTGGATAAACAGGCAGAATTCAGGGAGTTCCTGAAAACAGTCCACTCATTCCAGCAGAACAGCAGCGATGACGCCCGTGCCAACGCTGAATTACTCCTTAAAGGCAATGAACAGCGCCACAAACAAGGCCTGGATATTGCCAATCTCCTGCAGCCGCAGAGACAAAATTCCCCCACCGGCGGCGTAGCCGAGTTACCTCAATAAGAGAGAGTTAATCATGTACGAACCCACCGAAATTCAGGCCACTGAAGAACAACCCCTGTCCGGCGATCAAGCGGCGGCATCCGCAGATGGCTTAGTTGTCGATAATGCCAACGGCAACGCAGGTCAGGAAGAAGGCTTCGAGATTGTCCTGAAAGGCGATGAGAACAAACCTAAGCAAGACCCGGCAAAGAACGCAGAGTTTGCCCGCCGCCGTCTGGAGCGCAAGCGTCAACGTGAGCTTGAGCAACAGATGGAAGCGGTTAAGCGCGGAGAAGTGCCGGAGAACTTACGGGTAAACCCCGAGTTACCTCCCCAGCCTAACGCCAACGATTATTTCTCTGATGAAGCGCTTGAGAAATACGGATGGGATACCAACCGTGCACAGGCCGCATTCACGCAGGCTAATAACGAATGGCTCATCAAGGCGCAGGATGCTCGCAGCAATGCTGTGGCGGAACAGGGGCGGAAAACCCAGGAGTTTACCAATCAGTCAGCGCAGGTCGTTGAGGCGGCCCGTAAACACTATGACGCGGCAGAAAAACTAAACCTACCTGACTATCAGGACAAAGAGGATGCATTCCGCCAGATCGTTCCGGCGGGAGTGGACACGCAAATTATGACTCTTTTCCCTGAGAAGTCAGCGGCACTTATGTACCACCTGGGCGCAAACCCGGAGACGACACGTCGCATCCTGGCGCTTGACGGGCAGCGAGCTCTCATTGAGCTTGCGCTGCTTTCAGAACGTTTAACTCTCAAGCCTCGCGGCCCCGCGATTTCCTCCGCACCTCCAGCTGATGAGCCAGTACAGGCCAGCGCTGTAGCCGCAAACACTTCTGCCATCCAGAAACAGATGGATGCAGCCGCGGCGAAAGGGGATGTGGATAAGTATCGCCAGCTGAAGGCGCAATTAATTAAAGGAACACGATAATGGCATTAACTGAAGGCCAAATGATCACCTACGCAATTGACGAGGTGGTGGAAACTGTTCAGAACCTGACCCCGATGGCTGAACGCGTTAATAAATACACCCCGCCTGGCGCAGCAATGCAACGTTCAGGCAATACGGTCTGGATGCCGGTAGAGCAAGAGGCACCGACTCAGCGGGGATGGGATCTGACTGACAAAGCAACCGATCTGCTGGAACTGTCCGTAAAGGTAAACCTGAACGAGCCTGATAACGACTTCTTCCAGCTCCGGGCTGATGAAGTGCGCGATGAAACCACTTTGCGCCGCCGTATTCAGGCATCAGCGAAGAAACTCGCCAACAACGTTGAAGCAGAAATCGCACGCCAGGCCGCTGAAATGGGCTCACTGGTTGTTACCAGCACCGCTCCGATCGGCGATGCTTCAAAAAGCGGCTGGGACTTCATTGCTGAAGCTGAATCTCTGATGTTTGCTCGCGAACTTAACCGCAGCTCCGGGTTGTCATTCTTCTTCAACGGGGAAGACTACCGCCGCGCCGGGAAAGATTTGGCAGGCAAAGACTTTTACGGCCGCATTCAGGATGATGCCTACCGCAACGGCACAATCCAGAAACAGGTTGCTGGCTTTGATGATGTTCTCCGTTCTCCGAAGATGCCAACGCTCGTTGGCTCAACGGTAACCGGTGTAACTGTCTCTGGCGCTCAGAAGTTCAAGCCGGAAGCGTTCCGTATTGATACCGATGGGAACAAAGAGAACGTTGATAACCGCGTCGCAGTGGTTAACGTCAGCTCTGGCACCGGCTTTAAGCGTGGCGATAAGATTTCCTTCGCTGGCGTGAAATTCCTGTCTCAGATGGCGAAAAACGTTCTTGTGCAGGACGCAACATTCTCCGTTGTGGCGGTAAACGGCAATGCCCTGACCATTACGCCGAAGCCGGTAGCGTTGGATGACACCTCTCTGACTGCTGAACAGCGCGCATATGCCAACGTGAACACCTCGCTGGCCGCAGGCGCCGCCGTAAGCGTACTGAACACCGACACTGTGCAAACTAACGTGTTCTGGGCCGATGATTCAATCCGACTTGTGTCTCAGCCGATCCCGCTGGAGCACGAACTGTTTGCTGGTATGAAGTCGCGCAGCTTCAGTATCCCGAGCGTAGGCCTGAACGGTGTGATCGCCTTCCAGGGTGATATCAACATTCTTGGCGGAAAGTGCCGTATTGCCCTGTGGTATGCGGCGTCTGCTGTTCGACCTGAGGCCATCGGTGTAGGTCTCGCCAATCAGAATGTTGCAACAGCATCCTGATCTGATTAATGGGGGCTTCGGCCCCCTGTTTACCGGAGATAATCATGGGCGTAATGCTTTATCGGCAGGGCAAGGGAACTCGCGTCTGGGGCAGGGAATACAAAACCATAGTTGTCCGTGATGATGAGGTTGCTGAATGCATCAAACAGGGATGGCACAAGCACCCTGATGAGGTAAAGGCGGAGCAAGAACCTGTTAAACGCACCCGCAAAACTAAGGCGGAAAGCGATGAATCTGACAACTAAAGGCGATCTCGTTCACGCCGCACTTCGCAAGTTGGGCGTCGCCTCAAATGCCACGCTAACCGATGTCGAGCCCCAATCTTTAGAGGATGGCGTTAACGACCTCGAAATGATGATGGCTGAGTGGTCAGGGCTGACTGGCTCGGGTATTGATGTCGGTTATATATTTGCTGACCCCGATACGGCACCCGAGGCAGGCGACGCCCATGGCCTGAGCAATAACGCAATCAATGCGGTGATATTCAATCTGGCATGCAGAATTGCGCCGGACTATGTCATGGAGGCCAGCGCAAAGATTATCACTACCGCGAGATATGGTAAGGAGCAGTTAGTTAAGCTGTCAGCTGCTTCAAGAGCTAAATCTCTGTGGAAAAATAGCGGTTACCCAAACCGGATGCCTGTCGGATCGGGAAACAGGCTTTTAACAGGCAACGGTATTTATTATTACCATCGGAAAGAGGTGAGCGATGCCGATTCAACAACTTCCTCTGATGAAGGGAACGGGTAAGGACTACCGCAACACTGACTATGTAGACTTTCTTCCCGTCAACATGCTGGCAACGCCTAAAGAAGTTGTTGGCGCGAATGGTTATCTTCGCTCGTTTCCAGGCCTGGAAAAGTTATTTGATGTAGCAGGTCCATCAAGGGGGGCAATGTACAACAGCAATCAGGATGTTGTTTACAGGGTATGTGGAGATAAGCTCTATCGATCCGATGTTGCGATAGGGGATGTCAAGGGAGCAGGTCGCGTTAGCATGGCTTGTAGCTATAACAGCCAGGCTGTAGGTGCTAACGGTACGATGACACTCTTCCGTTATGATCGGACGCAAAAAACCCTCTCCAACTGGTCTGATGAAAGTGGGTTCACTCAGTACGATTTGGGGAATTTGAGAGACCTTTGCCGTAACCGTTCACGCTACGTATGGAGCAAGGATGGTTCAGACTCGTTCTTTGTTAGCGACCTTGACGATGAGTCTAAACCCGATCGCTATTCCGCACAGTATCGCGCAGAAAGTCAGCCCGACGGGATTATTGGCATTGATAACTGGCGCGATTTTGTCGTTTGCTTTGGCACGACAACGATTGAGTATTTTTCCCTTACTGGAAATGTAAGCGCGGCTGGAGTAGCACTTTATCAGTCACAACCATCGATGATGGTCCAGAAAGGAATTGCAGGGACGTACTGCAAGGTAAAGTACGTAGACGCTCACGCTATTATCAGCCATCCCGCGACAGGATCACCATCCGTTTACCTTGTTAACTCAGGCTCTTATCAGACGCTTGCTACAACCCATATAGAGAAAATTCTGGCGTCTTATAGCCTTTCTGACTTGTCTTCAGGGTTTATGGAGGTGGTTAGGATCGAAGGGCATGAGCTTTTAGTTATTCACCTGCCAAAACACACTCTTGTATATGATGGGTCAGTAACTCAAAACGGACCTCAGTGGTCAATCTTAAAGACTGGATTAAACCATGAGGTATATCGCGCTGTAGACCTGGTTTACGAAAGCAATCAGATCACATGCGGCGATAAAAATAGTGGGGTAGTCGGCAGACTCAACCCATCAAAAGCGCTTCAGTACGGTGAGCATCAGGAGCACATTCTCTATACGCCATTGTTTAAATCTGATAACTCCCGAATTTTTGATTTTGAGCTTGAGTCTTCTACAGGGTCAGAACAAGTAGCAGAAAGGCTTTTCATTTCCGCCACAACCGATGGCGTTAACTACGGAAGAGAGCAGATGATTAGCTGGGGCGCCCCTTTCCGGTACGACCAGCGAGCACTTTGGCGAAGGATTGGGCGTATAAGGAAAAACATAGGATTTAAGGTACGAGTTGTTACCGGCTCTCCGGTGACGCTATCTAATTGTCAGATAAGGATTGAGTGATGGCAGATCAGCCAAACAAAGTCACGGTTCAGGCAAGCAGGATAGACGCATCAATACTACCTCCTGGATTCTCTCTTCCGTATCGACTCTATGTAATTCAGCAAACTACTGATTTAAAGAATATTGCTGAAGGTACTAATACGGCAAATGAGCTTGCATATCAGGCTGCTGTTAAGAATGAAGCTCAAGACGCTGAGCTTGCTAACCACGAAGAAAGGATCACTGCTCTTCGCGGCGATGTAGACGGACAAAACTCCCGGATTACAGCGAACACTAACGCAATAGCGCTTCTTGAAGTCAGGGTTACGACCGCTGAAGGAAAAATAATAACGCTTCAGAGCGACGTCTCTTACCTGCTCAGTGAAGTGGTATCCATCGAGGCGGATCTTGTATCTAAATCGACTGCGGCAAACCAGCAAGTACAGTCCGCTGGCGGGTCTCTTCTTGTTGGCAACGTCTTAGCCCCCACATCCGATAAATTTCAGGTTGCAGGAAGTATTAATGTGACCGGTGGATATAAAGTTTCCGGCCTTCAAATCATAGGAGCAAGGCAAACAGGTTGGACTACTGCTACCGGTACATCTAATAAGGGCGCATTTAACGCAGACCAAAATCCTGCTGTAAGTGCCACTTATCAGCAGTCAGAAATAGGAGCGATCCGTGATTTGCTTGTATATACCAGGCAGAGGGTAAAGGCGCTTGAAGAGGTTTTAAGAAATCATGGGCTAATAAACTAATGAAGATTCTAGACTCCGCGACAGGAGAGAAATTGATGCGCCTATGGGGCGTAGTTGATTGGGTTGACCCTGGTGCTGAGTACGCGTTGTGGGATGATTGCTGCGTTTTTGCTCTGGTTCAGCAGGATGATTTCGTTGACATCCATATGGCTATGGATCCGCTTAGACACAGAGAATGTCGCCATGCGGGTGCTGAAATTTTGAAGCTTGTCGGGCATCACCGTTTGCGAGCCATCATCCTTCCTGACCGGGTAAAGGTCTGCAATTACGCTCGCCGCATGGGATTCGGCGAACGAACAACACAAACACTACAAACCATAGACGGGCGCGAAAGCGCCTTTTTTGTTATGTGGCGCGAGCCGGGAGAATACGATGGGCGGAGCAATTAGCGGAATTGGCGGAGCAGTTTCTGGCGTAATCGGCGGCATTGGTGCGCATAAGGCTGCTAAACAGCAGCAGAAGTATCAGGACAAAGCAATGGGTCAACAGCGTGAGGGTTACCAAAACGCTGTTAATTGGGTTTCACCTTACGAGCAAGCAGGCCAGTCTGCATTAGCAGGTCTTCAGGGCATTGCCGGACAGCCCATTGACAGAAATGCGCTTCTTTCTAATTACTTCAATAGTGATGAGTTCGCACAGCTTTCAAATCAGGCAAGATATCAAAACCTTGCGTCCGCAGAGGCAACTGGCGGTCTTGGAACTACCGCCACCATAAACCGTCTCTCAAGCATTGCTCCTATGCTAGGGCAGAATTACCTGACAGACATGACCAATCAGCAGCAGAACATGTACGCGCAGCTGCTGGGCCTTTCCGGGCTTGGCGCTGAGTCTGCTAATGCGCTCGGTAACTATGCAATCGGGCAGGGTAACACCATGGCAGGGATGTACCAGCAGAAAGGTCAGATCATGGCCGGGAAAGCCGCGTTGCCATGGCAGGTTGCGGCCAGCGCCAACAGCAGCATCAATAACGGGGTGGCATCTGATGTTAATCAGTTCACCGGTATGTTTGGCGGCATGATGGGCGGGAGTATGTTCTGATGGCATTTCAGGGGCTTCAGGGGCTTGGTGGCCCCATCAATTATTACGACATGATCCCGGACTTTCGTCGCGAAGCTCTAATGGAAACGCAGAATCGCGTCGGTCAGCAGGCTGTAATTGAATCGCAAATGAAAAACGCCCAGGCGCAGAAAGACAATCAGCGACGTGATGCATTCTATGAGGCAATTCAAACCGCGACTCCTGAGCAGTTACCGGCGTTGCGGCGTCAGTTTCCGGAGTTTGCTGATAACATCCAGGCAGAGATAGGCGTTCAGGGTGCTGAGCATGCGGCGTTCGTTAACAGCGCTTTAAATAACCTTTCAGTAGCTGCCTCCAGCGGTAACCCGCAGCAGGTTCAGATGTCCCTGCAACAAAACGGCCCAGCTCTGGCGTCTCTGGGCGTATCTCCTGAACAAGCCATGCAACTGTACCAACAGGATCCTCAGCAATTTAATAGCCTATTGAATGCAACGCGCTTAGCTACTTTGCCAATGGATAAACAATTCCAGACACAGCAGCAGCAACAGCAAATTGATGAAACTGCGCGTAGTAACAGGGCGGGAGAGGCACTACAGGCCAGGGGTCAGAACCTGTCCTATCAGTCGTCTATGACCGGACATAACCTCGCAGCTCAAAGGTTGGCACTTGACCAGCAAGAGTTCGGCTTAAAACTACAGCAGGCGCAAATGAAAGCACAGGAGCTGATTGATGGGGCTCCTGAGCTGTCCGTGAACATGGAAAAGGCCATTGAGAAGTCGGTAAATGATGCGACTGCCAGCAATAACTCCGCTGATTCCATGCTGGCTTTAGCTCAGCAATTCAGGCAGGAAAAGCCAACTACAGGCCTATTCGGTAATGCCACCAACATGTTCGCCAAAGTTACCGGCACAGATACTGCTTTGCGTGATCTGCGTATCCGCCAAAATGCCCTGGTAAACAACCAGGTCCTTCGATTCCTTCCTCCCGGCCCAGCTACCGACAGAGACGTTGAGATTGTGCGGCAGGGTGCTCCAACTGATATGGATAACCCTGAGGTAGTGGCGAGATGGCTTGAGGCTATGTCCAACCTTGAACGCCGCAGCGCTCAGTTTAATGACTTTAAATCTGAATGGATGAGTGCAAATGGCAATCCAGGACAGGCACGTAAAGGCGGTCAGATTTTGGGTATGGATATTCAGAAGGGGGAATCGCTGGGTAGCGCCGCTAAACGGTATATGGCGCAAACTCCGATTTCCTCCAGCACACCGACAAGATCAGCAGCCCAACCGGTAGCGCAACAACCAGCTGCAACAACTGGCGGCGGATTCTCTTCATTATGGGGTGATTAATGGCTAAGGCATGGAAAGATGTTATTGCCTCTCAGCAATACCAGGCTTTGTCTCCTGAGCAAAAAAATCAGGCGCAGGAGCAATATTTTAACGAAGTGGTTGCTCCGCAGGCTGGTTCACAAGCTGAACAGGCACGACAGGCCTTCTATGCCGCTTACCCTGTCAACAATCCCGTGACTGAAACTAAACAGCAGCCTGGCGGAATGATGTCAGAGTTTGGTAATGCGGCGGCGGAAACCGGGCGAGGGTTGCTTCAGGCAGGCGTCAATGTCGCAAATATTCCTGCATCAATCGCTGACGCAGTAACGAGTGCCGGTGCATGGGCTGGAAAGCAGTTAGGCATTGGTGACGGAACTTATACCCCGGCGCCGCGTGTCACCACTGCGGGGCTTGAGCGTGATTTTAGCTTGCAACCTGGTACGCTAACGCCGCAGACAACGGAGGCTAAAGTGCTGGCAGAGGCTTTGCCATATCTGACGCCTGTAGGGGTGGAACGTGCTGCTGTTCAGGCTCCGTCGATCGCGGGACGGTTGGCGCAAGGGACGTCACGATTACTCGCTGAGAATGCCATTGGATCAGCGGCAGCAAATAGCGAACAAAACAACGCGCAGGCGCTAGCTACTGACCTTGGCGCTGGAGTTGTACTAGGTGGCTCTCTTAACGCTGTAGGGCGTGGTATTGGCGCGGCTTATCGTGGTATCAGGGGAGAGATGTCACCCGAAGCACGGCAGGCGATTCAGTTTGCTGATTCAAATGATGTTCCGTTGCATACAACTGACGTACTCCAGCCCAATTCCCGTGTTGGCCGCATGGCGCAGACTACTGCAGAAAATATTCCGTTCTTAGGCACAAGTGGCATGAGAGGCGCCCAGCAGGATGCCAGGAGCCAATTAGTTGACGAGTATGCTTCCCGATTTGGTGAGTATGATCCATCAATTGTGATAGGTAGCCTTAAAGCCAAAACAGAGGGAATAAAACGTGCTGCAGGAAGCCGTCTTGAGAAGGTTCAAACCGCCATGGCTGGGGTGAATATCCAGCCATCAAGGGCGCTGCAACAGATCGATGATGAAATCTCAAATCTGCAGAAACTCGGGCGGGTTGCTGACACTGACACAATAGGAAAGTTACAGGCGTACCGTGATGAGCTGGCAAGTGGGAATGTGGATTTGCAGCAATTAAGTAATTTGCGTAGCCAGTTCCGTCAGGATGTAAAAGGTGAGCGAGTCGTTATGCCTAGCCGGTCAGATGCGGCTATTCAGCGAGTGTACCGGGCTATGACGGGTGACATCGACAGTTCAATAGGCCAGAACCTTGGCGATGACACGTTACGGCGTTACAAGCAGGCCAATGCGGTTTATGCCGACGAAGCCAGCAAGTTACAGAACACGCGACTGAAGAACGTTCTGATGAAAGGCGACCTGACGCCGGAAGTTGTGAACAATATGCTGTTCAGCAAGAACAAGTCTGAAGTGCAGAATCTGTACAACTCAGTTGGCAGGGTTGGACGTGCTCAGATGCGCAATGGAATTATTGGTAAAGCGATGGAAAAATCTGGCGGTTCTCCAGACCAGTTCCTGCGGCACGTTAATTTGATGTCTAACCAGACCGGTATCACCTTTAAAGGCCGTGATGCTGCTTATCTGAAGGGGTTAAAAAACTACCTTGAGTCCACTAAGCGGGCGGCTCAAGCAGGTGTAACCACCCCAACAGGACAGCAGGCAATACCTTTTATTCTTGGCATCGGGACGATTACAAATCCGGCAGTAGCAGCAGGAGGAGCAGGCTACGGTGTTTTGTCTCGCCTGTATGAGAGCGAGGCCGGCAGGAATGCAATGCTCCGCCTGGCAAACACACCAAAAGGTTCAACTGCGTTCGAAAAGGCACTTTCTCAGGCAGAAAAAGCTATTAACTCCATAGGTCAAGGTGCTAAATCCGAAGCATTAAGTGAACAGGGCGAGACCTACGCAGATTCCAAAGATTAAGAAAACAAAGTTCAACCAGTCACGTTCCATAAATCCTCCTTTCATTTAAACAATTATAACCGACATTAACGCAACGCTGCGCAAGTTTAGCTTGTGCGGCTTTGCTGCGCCCGGAGCACAATAAATGTCAGATATCACCGCCAATATCGTTGTATCCATGCCAAGCCAATTGTTTACCCTGGCGCGGTCATTTAAAGCAGCTTCAAACGGTAAAATATATATTGGTCTGCCTGATACCGATCCGACCAATCCGGAAAACCAGATACAGGTTTACATTGAGAATGAAGATTCATCTCTGGTGCCAGTCAGTCAACCGTTGATCATCAATAGCGGCGGTTTCCCGGTTTATAATGGTGAAATTACGAAGTTTGTAACAACTGCTGGTCATTCCATGGCGGTTTATGATGCGTATGACGTTCAGCAACACTACTTCCCCAACGTGCTTAAATATGAGCCGGATCAGTTTAAGGCTCAGCTTTCACAGCCTGATGGTTTTAAATATATCGGAAGATGTGAAAGTATCTCCTTACTCAGAAGCATCGAGCCATCTTTCCCAAACCAGATGATTTCCCTTGTATCGCATACAGCAGGAAAAGGAATAGGCGGAGGTTTCTTTTCTTATGACGACAGCGACTCGACCAGCCATGATAATAATGGAACAGTAATTGTCACCCCTGGAGGGAAGCGGTGGAAAAGGGTAATCAATGGGGAGAGGGTTATACCTCAGTGGTTTGGAGCGTTAGGGGACGGAAAAGCTGATGATTCGGCGGCATTTACCTCCGCCATTGGGTCTTACAATGAGGTTCATGTTCCGTTTACCGCCGCCGGATACGTAGTAGGTGGTATACCTTTAGCGAATGGTAAACGTTTTAAAGGTGAGGGCAGGGTGAAGCTGATTTGTAAATCGTCATCAGCTTTCAATGTTACCTCCTATAGCCTTTTCTATCCGTCAGAAATAAGTGGGTTCACAATTGATATGAGCGGAGTGGATTGGCCCCTATATTTCCAGACACTTTTTATCGCTTTACCCATTACTGGTTCGCCGCCGCAGATATTCCCGTGGCGAACGATATCCCAGTGCACTGTGCG